CATTGTACATATACTATGTTGATTAGCGTTTATATATTCTTTTATTAATTATATTATTACGACTTTTATTATGGTTAGGGAAACGTTGCAATTAAATGTTCGCTCTCAGAGAGTAGATATCCCATCCTTGTATCTCGCACGAAATTTATCGATAGCCGGATACGAGTTGGGATTATTCGCCATGAATTGCCACACACACCACGAGAAACTAAACAAACAAGACAAAAACGAAGTTAAAGCACATAATCAGAAATTGGTGCGAAACGCGGTTAAGAACGCCCGCGAGAGTGCTCCCAGTATTGAAGTCACTAAAGACAAAGAGGGTTGGGGATACAACATTGTGAACAAGAAAAGGCTAGAGGCACGCGAAATTGAAGATAGGAACACAGTTCCGTCAACAATGCCTGTTTCAGCTGAATTCGCAACTAGTGCCGCCAGAGCTCGTATGTCTCGACTTCAGTATGCTGAGCGTCAAGGCCGAATATTACCACTCGGCGTAAAACATCGCGATGAGATCAGTCCATTACTAGACCTCGTTGCCACTCCGAATATGACAGCCCTTGAAAGATTAGAGGCCTATTCGAAGAAACATAAATGCACACACGGTAGATCATACAATCACTATAGATTCGATCAGAAGAAGTGGTTTGTTCCTCTTTGTGATCATCAATTCGAATCTTTAGGTGATAGTGTCAACGTGTCATGCCGCCGTTGTAAGAGTACTTCTACGCGAATTGTCCATCGACTTTGCGGTTGTAAAGGAATTTATTGTGGCCGATGCTGTTTCACATTGTACGAGTTGGAAGGTAAATTTTCTCCGCTGGCTTGTCAATGCGATCAACAACTAAAGAAAATAGCGTTGGAAGATGAGTTGAAGGTTCCTGTGATGAACAACGGACAGTACGAACATTGGAGGCAAGAAAATCATATAGCCTCCTTTTTGGAAAAAGTTATCAACACAAAACCTAAGAACAGAGGTTCTTACCGAGGCGTGGTTGCTAAAGAGTCAATAGTTGATTTTCTTAAAAAAGAATTGTCACCTGTCGTCGAGGAAGCTCCGCCATTAATATCTTTTGAGGACTTTCCAGTTGCAACTGAAACGACTGTTACTAAACATCGACCAGGCCGTTTCAAACAAGGATTTCGCGCAGCGATGAAAAGAGCCTTGAAACCAGTGGAAGTTGAACCCGAAGGAGCCAGGATATCAGGTATGGCAACACGAGCTAAAACTTTTGTGGACAACATTTCCGCTCCTGTCATTGAAGCAATCAGTTCTACAATAACATCTTTGAAGAATTGGTTGTTGTCTTGGAAGCCTAAAATGTTAGAGGAGTTCGAGTCGGTAGCCAAATTTGGATGTTTGATCATTCGAATACTCACGTCAATACTTAATGCTTTATTGAAGAAAAGTCCAATGGAGCTTGCTTTGTGGGTATCATGCGCAGCTGGTTCGAAAGCACAAATGTGTCTAGCACTTTCCACCCTTATGGTAGACGCATTGAATGAGTTTTTGGATGAGACTGTATGGTGTTCCGGAATATTGAAAATTCTCACAGACTCCGTTGATGAATCCATTCAAAGTTGGCGAATATCACCAGCTAGAAAGCGAGTAATCGATATGGATGAGTTGATTCGAGTGCTCTACATTCATTACTACAGAATTTTGAATCTAAAAGCCAAAAAATTCTGTCAGGAGATGACAATTGGGCCTCCTACTTTGGAACAAAGTGGTGCAAAACCTCGTCCTCCTCATACGCTTAAGACATTTGCGGAATGGATGACATTGGAGCAAGATGGAGAGCGTACTGATATGCTTAACGCCTATAACATGTTGCTCAAACACAACGAGGCTGAAGTCGACAGAAGAATGGAGATAATATCCGTTGAAGTCCAACAAGAAGGTTTTTCAGAAGTTTTGCAATCTTGCATACTTCTGTTGCCTCAGGAGTTTCATCTCGGAAGTTTGAAGACTGTTTCTTTGTTTTGCAAAGAGATATTGCCGGTCATTTTGGTGGCGAAAAATGTCATTGAATTTTCGAGCAAAATTCTTGGTTGGATAACTACCATTCTTGGATTTCATACTTCCGATACGAGAACATGGTTGAATATGGAATTTCAAAAGGAAGACAGTCCCGTTAAAAGAGCAGCTCTCTCAGCCTTCGACTACAAGCTTATGGCGAATTGTGACCATCCACAAGCTGGCCAAAAGTTGGTTGAAGCGAAAAAATACAGAGAAGAGTTAGCAGCTTATCTAAAAACGGAAAGTAGATTCGATCAATACTCCATCAAATTTATGGGGGAGGTGGACAAACTTATTTCAACAACCAGTTTACCACCGATGGCTAGAAAACATGAACCGTTTTGTGTTCGTCTTTTTGGCCTTCCGGGAACAGGAAAATCAACATCAATTCCAGTTCTTTTTGGACCCATACTTGGTGTGAAGACAGTAGACGAATTTTATCAAAAATCTTTTTC